ACTAGGGATGCTGGGCTCCGCTTTGGAGGATATTGATGCCGCGATGATGGAGTGGGTGAAGGATTTGGAGCTTTCAACTTTAACGAATCGAGGGTTTATTGAGCCCCCGGTCTTATGGCAGGCACCGGAGCGTGCATATCAAGTAAAGCACGATCGCAATTTAAGAGACGATAATAATGCTTTAAAACTGCCCCTGGTTAGTGTTGAGCGCTCTAATATCTCCAAAGATCCTGCCAGAAAGGGAGGCTTTCAGGCGCAGCTTTTTTCTGATCGGAACAATGGACGGGCCGGCCGCTGGGTTATTGCTCGCAGGATAGTGCCGGATAAGACGCAGAATTATGCGATCGCGACAGGCACCCGTAGCACGCTTGGAAGCGTAAACAAACAAAAATTTTATCCTCGCGTCAATAAGCGAGTAGTTGTGCAGCAGTTGTCTATTCCTATTCCTATATATGTGAATGTGGAATACAAGATTATAATTAAGACGGAATATCAACAACAGATGAACGATTTGGTGACTCCATTTATTGGTCGCCCCGGCCAGATTAATGGCTTTATTATGAAGCGAAATGGCCATCTTTATGAGGGATTTATTGAACAAGGATTCACGCACAATAACAATATTAGCAACTTAGCAGAAGATATTCGAATGTTTAGTAGCGAAGTAAAGATTCGAGTGCTGGGATATTTAATTGGTGAAGGTAAGAGCGATGACCGTCCGATCGTCCGCTATGAGGAGAATATTGTAGAATATACGCTACCTACGGAATCTGAGGCGCCCATAGGATCTGATTCATTATTGGAGGGAGACACTTCCTGAACTGAAAGTGCTTTTTCTTAATACTTCTCGCTCCTTTTGGAAACCAAAATACTATTTAAAGTATGATTGAGACTTCAATTTGAATCATTTTTTATAAGAGGAGCACTATAATGCCAGCATCAAGTTTTAAATTCGTATCTCCTGGGGTGTTTATCAATGAAATTGATAACTCGTTCATTCCCAAGTCGGCAGATACTATCGGCCCCGTCGTTATCGGCCGCGCCCGCCGCGGATTGGCTATGCAGCCAGTCAAAATTACATCTTACTCCCAATTTGTAGAAGTTTTTGGAGACGCTGTTCCAGGCAACGGAGGTGGTGACATCTCCCGAGACGGAAACCTTCAGTCTCCCATGTATGCTACCTATGCAGCCCAAGCTTTCTTAAGGGCGAATGTCGCTCCTCTTACATTCATTCGTACTCTAGGTGCCCAACATACAGATGCAACAGCAGCTGGATATTGTGGCTGGTCTACTAATAAGAACGGCTCCGCGGTGCATGCCACCAATGGTGGTGCATACGGCCTTTGGGTCTTCAATTCTGCTTCGTCTTTTGCCGGCGGAGGCTCCGGAAAGGGCGCCCAAATTGGAACTGGGTCTCTCGCTGCTATCTGGTATGTTGATGCTTCCTCTTCTGTTCAGCTGAGTGGTAACCTTTTCGGCGGTCCTTCTACCTTAGCGTCTTCTAGCCTAGGGGCTCTTATTGGAACCGATTCCAATAAGCTGTTCACGGTGAGAATCACTGGTTCCGATGGAAGCTCCGAGGATATTAAGTTCAATCTGGATTCTACAAGCGATCATTTCATTCGCAAGCAGTTCAACACCAATCCTCAGATCGGAAATGAATTTGCCAGTGATTTCTATCCCGCCGCTTCAGAAAAGAAGTATTGGTTGGGAGGTAGTTTTGAGCAGTTCGTGCGCACTGGCTATCAAGATGCGATTACTGGTTCTGCTACAAACTTGTCCACTGCCAACCTTCTTGGTGTTATGCAAGCTATTAACCTAAGCGGCACTGTGGGCACCGGCCCGCACTACATGAAGAACCCTACTGGCGGACAGTATCAGGAGGCAAAAGCCGGCTGGTTTGTGGGTCAGGACCTGGGAAGCCCCACCGCCTGTGAGTATAATAGTCTTCAGAGGTTGTTCCGCTTAGTTGGCCGCGGCCACGCTGAATGGCTTAATAGAAATGCGAAGGTCTCTATTGAGCAGATTCGCGCTTCCAACAGTCTTGTGAGTGCATATGGAACATTCTCCATTGTGATTCGTAATATCCGTGATTCGGATACTGCCCTTGTGGTCCTCGAAAGATTCGATAATCTTACCTTAAACCCTGCATCGCCGGACTTCGTTGCCCGGCGCCTGGGAGACAAGTATTTCGCTTGGAGCGACACTGATCGGCGCCTCAAGGAGTATGGAGAGTATGATAACCTGTCTAAGTTTGTGTATGTTGAAATGAACGCAGATGTTGAGAATGGCTCTACGCCTTCCACATTGCTACCGTGGGGTTATTATGGACCTCCCCGCTTTAAATCGGTCACCGATTATAGCGGTAGTGTTGGCGCCGGCAACAATGCAAGTAACTCCTATATCAGCCCCGGATCGGAATTGGCACGTTATGGATACGCAGAAGGAGCTTACGCAACCGGTCTTATCGGTCTTCGTCCCGCTTCTGGCTCGTTGGTGACTGGCTCTTTCCACTTCCCGCGCGTCCGTCTTCGGAATTCCGCATCGGATGCTCAGTTGAGCGATCCTAGAGATGTGTATTTCGGAATGGACACCACTCGCGAAGCAGGCTCTACAGTCTACGATCCTAGTGTTCCTGATTTCCATCGCCAGTGGCTCCCGACTATTACTGATCCAGTAACAAGCGCTATCACTGGTTTAGATTCTTATGCGTATATCTTCACTCTTGATGATGTTCGCTACGATGGTCACACCTCGACTTATCATTATGAGTCGGGATCCCGCGCCTCCAGCGCTCGTCCTTCTTATACAGCATCGGGCAGCAATAGCTACCAGACTCTTATCGATGCCGGCTATAATCAGTTCACTGCTCCCATGTGGGGCGGATTTGATGCGGTGGATATCACCAAGCCGGATCCGATGTATAATGCTGGAATGACCGCTGGTAGCTCTACACAGCTTAACAGCTACATTTATAATACTTGGAAGCGCGCTATTGATACAGTAGCCGACCCAGAGACGCTTGATATGAATATGCTGTCGGCACCGGGCCTTACTTTTGATTCTCTAACCACTCATTTGGTTCGGGTCTGTGAAAGTCGTGCCGATGCACTAGGCCTTATTGACTTGGCCAGCGTGTATATCCCGCCAGCCGAGCAGTATAAGAGCAGCCGTTCGGATCGCCGCGGCACCACACCCACTGCGGCTGCTACGGCCCTTAGAACGCGCCAGATTGAATCTAGCTATGGTTGCACTTTCTACCCATGGGTGCAAACGGTTGATGCTATCACCCAGCAGCGCTTGTGGATCCCCCCAAGTGTTGCCGCTCTGGGTGTCTTGGCTAGTTCCCAAGCTGCGACTGATGTGTGGTTTGCGCCCGCCGGGTTTAATCGCGGAGGCCTTAGCGCCGGCGCTGCTGGCATCCCAGTGATTAATGTCACTGAGAAGCTCACATCTAAGGAGCGTGATACTCTTTATGAAAACAACATTAATCCCATCGCATCTTTCCCATCTTCTGGCATCGTTCTGTTCGGTCAAAAGACTTTGCAGACACGCCAGTCGGCTCTAGATAGAATTAACGTGAGAAGGCTTGTTATTTACTTGAAGAAGCAAATTTCCATCCTCTCTACCCAGGTTCTGTTTGAACAGAACGTTCAAGCTACTTGGACTCGATTCAAGGGCCTCGTTGATCCTTTCTTAGCTAATGTTATGATTGGGTTTGGTATCTCGGATTATCGCCTGATTCTTGATGAAAACACCACCACCGCTGATCTTATTGACCAGAATGTGATGTATGCTAAAATCATGATTAAGCCTACACGAGCTATCGAATATATTGCTATTGATTTCGTAGTCGCTTCGACTGGTGCATCGTTTGACGATTAGCAAAAATAAGGGGGAGAATCTTCTCCCCCGCACTATTTAATTTAGAGTTCATTTTAAAGGAGAATTTCATCATGTCATTTTGGACGTCCCAAGGAGACGAAACTACCACCCTTAGAGATCCTAAGAGGAAGTTTCGATTTATTGTCACTATCACCGGTTTCAACTCGGATGGAGGCGTTCAGTGGTGGGCCAAGACGGCTGCAAAGCCCTCATTCACGATCGGCGCCGCCGAGCACAAATATTTGAATCACACTTTCTATTATCCCGGTGGCACGACATGGAATGATGTAGCTATCACCTTGGTTGATCCTGTCAATCCCGATGTTGGCTTTACGTTGGCAGACATCATCGAAACCGCGGGCTATAAGCCTCCTGCAAATGCGGTCGATCAGAACCAGCGCGCCACAATGACAAAAGCTAGCGCTGTCAGCACATTAGGAACAGTGACCGTTGAGCAGCTAGCTGGCGACGGATCCGCAGTTGAGACATGGACGCTGAATAATGCATGGATCTCTGAGTTGAAGTTCGGAGATCTTGAGTATGGTTCCGATGATCTAACAGAGGTCACCATGACACTTAAGTATGACTGGGCCACCATGGGCACTTCCGAGGAGTCCGATGCCACATCAGGCACTGTCACTGGCGAAGCCTTTTCGTTAACCAGTTAAAATATTTGAACACAACAGAAGACAATTTAATTTAACATGAGAGGTGTATATTGTCACGAAATAAAGATCGCTTAGGGAATTCAACACCACAATCCAGTTCCCCACCCCCTCAAGCGGTACACGATACAGAAAACTCGGGAACCCCGTTCTCCTTTGTAGTGCCTACAGAATTTGTAGAACTACCATCAGGGGGAAAGTTTTATCCAGAAGGCCACCCTTTACATAATCAAGAAGTGGTTGAAATTAAACATATGACTGCTAAAGAAGAAGATCTTCTTACGTCTCAATCCTTGCTTAAAAAGGGAGTAGCCCTAGAGCGCCTTATTAAGAGCCTTATTATTAATAAGCAGATTGATACGAAATCAATGCTCGTAGGCGATCGGAATGCGGTTATGATTGCCGCCCGCATCTCAGGATATGGACCGGACTATGATACTGCTGTAAAATGTCCTTCTTGTGGCACCAATGCGGAAACTCACTTTAATTTGCACGATTTGCCAATTAAAGAAAGTGAAGTTAAGAGCGAGCTAGGTGTCACATCTGAGGGCGATGGACTGTTTAACGTTACGCTGCCTCGCACAAAGGTAGAAGTAACTTTCAGATTGCTCAACGGATATCATGAAACAACTTTAACACAACAGGTGCAGAATGCACGCAAGCGCAAGAAAGACGAAAATGCAGTAACTCGTCAGCTGTCTTTGCTGACGGTTGCGGTTAATGGTGATGACA